CGGTAAGCCCCGTGATCGCAGCCGACATCTCATAGCCTGCATTTCTCGCGATCCCGAAGGATTTTGCCATCGCGCCGTAGGTACCCATATACTTTTTAGCCATCGTCTCCGACAGACCAAACGATTTTGCCGCGTCTTTCGCAAAAGCGTCCACCCTGCCGGACATGGAGCCAAAGGTCACATCTACAACGTTTTGTACTTCCGCCAGATTGCTTCCCAGATCAATACAGGATTTTCCAAATGCCACGATTGCTCCAATACTTAATACCGAAGCAACCACAGCCCCTACCTTCTTCCATGATTGGGAAATCCTGGCTGTCTGACGTTCTATCCGGTCTGCCACCTGGGATGTCTGGGCCCTTACCTTTTCCATCTGCTCCCTGTAAGGCTTCGTATATGCTTCAATGATAACCTTTAATTTCTCCAGAGTAATCCCACTTCCGTCCGTTGTCCTCACCACCTTTCCTGTCTGTTTTTCTCAACACAGGCCCTGCCTGCGCATTTCATTGTACCTTGCGGCATATTCCTTTCGGGACGCCCTTGCCCGCTCCAGCTGCTCCTTCTTCTGCTGTTCCTCCCACGTCCTCTGTTCCCCGGCAAACAGCTCTGGATATACCTCCCAGGTATGGGGGATATGGATTTCATCCTTATCATCAAACAGCTTCTGCATATGGAGCCCGATCAGGGAAGCGGTCTGGAACCGGGCAGAAATACGCTCCTTCATCCGGCTCCGCTCCCTCCGTGCATAAGATTCCATCAGGTCGCGGATCTCCCCGACCGAATAACACCAAAAGTCATCCGGCCGGATTCCACAGTCCAGGGCGATAGGATACAGTTCCCAGACCAGATCCGTCAGGGTTACAGGTTGATCTTTGCGTCCTCCAGCTTCTCCTGTACTTCCTCCCTCTGGTTCTCCGTAAAAAAACCGCTTACGATCAGGATATCCATGATAACATCTGCAAACAGCGTGATCTGGGTACCACCTTCTTCCACATACTGATCGAACATGGACTGCAGGTGCTTAAGCTTTAATCCATGGCTCCAGGGGATGGCCGCCATCTGGATCACAGTGAGCATAATCCCAAGAGGTGGGATATCACTGCCGCCGGTAAGCAGGGAGAGAAGGTTTGTCCTGTACTTTTCCTCCAGCTTACAAACCTGGGCAGTTGTGAGCTTAAGCTTTAACTCATTTTCCCCCACCTTCCAGTACGCAAAGGGGCGTTTCCTGGTTTTAATC